TGGTGTATTTGCCCCAAGCTCGTTCTGTAGTGGGCTGGCTCCATTCTTTGAGAATCCAACTGCTTGAATTCTTTTTGTCTTCGCCGCCGACACCAAATACAAACTCTACGTCAGGATGATCTCCGTATGTTGCTTGTTCTGGTATACTACCATCTACTCTATCGCCGCCGTTTGCAACAATTAATTTTCCACTATGTGTTGCAAGTATTAATCCTATGGCTTTTGTTGTGCCACCGGTTTCGTCATCTTCGACTAATATAACATCGTCAACTACAGACAGTTCTTTGATAATAGATGAACGTTCTCCAAACGGCATAAACGCACGACCTTTTTTATTTGTAAGCCATGTATCGCTGTTTAATCCTACAACTAGTTTATCACCCAACTGCCTTGCTGCTTTGAAATATTCAATGTGTCCGGAGTGAAGTGGATCAAACCCGCCTGTAACTAATACTGTTTTCATAATAGTACTTATATGATAGTTTTATTCTGTTTTAAAAAAGTGGCATATGTTATTTGTTTGTAGTCAATATTATTATTTACAAACCATGTTTCGTAGATTTTTTCAGGCTCGTCATTTATGAATACTTGATCTATTGCAACTTTATATCCGTGTTTGGTCATAAACTCTTTTGCAAGCAGATTATATTTGTTACCTTCTTGATATTCATCATGTTCAAATGTTATACAATCAAATGTAACACCTTGTTCTATTACTCTTTGTAATGCTCGAAATGTATTTGCAGCAGGCTCGATATCACAACTTAAATATCCTACATGCATGTTCATATTGTTTTCTTGTATTGCAGATTTATAATCAAATGTTAATGCATTTTCAAAATAACATTTGTTGTTTCTAGATTGTGCATTCCAATCCGGCAAATGTTTTTTTGAAAGTTCAAGACTGAATCCTTGAAAGTTGTTGTTTTCCAACTCGTATGTGTTGTTAAACTTTACAGGTTTCTTTGCGCCAATCTCAATATATGATTTTGTTTTACACACTTCTAATGCAAATAGATCTTGACACGATTGCGAATATGATTTCATACTATTTCCTTAAAATATTCTTTATAATCTTTAAGGCATTCTTTATTGTGTGTTGGTTGTTTAGTAAATAATATATCTAAATGTACACTATTTCTATTTTTTAAATATGTAGATTTATTTTCTTCAACAATCGAATTAATTTTAAATCCAATCGTTTCTAACTCCTTAACAGCTAATATACTTTCTGGTGCATTAATATTTGTACTTACTGTTTGAAACTCAATAATAATATAGTTTGCTTTTTTAAGTATTTCTTTGCCACCTAATATAACAGGATATTCATTTCCTTGTGTGTCAATTTTAATCAAATCAAAGATATAGTCTTTAAAAAAATCATCCATTGTTTCAACTTGTACTTCTTCTAACAGATATTCAATATTCTCAGATTGAGTTGGTTTATAAAATGAACTAGATTTTGATTTTGTTTTTGTTTTTGGCAGAAAAAGTTTTAATATTTCTTTTTTATTTCCCAATCCTATATTATGATAATCAACTATTTCATTACGTTTTTTCATATTACGTAACTTATTCATACAGTAAGGATTTGGTTCTACGCAGGTTATTTCCCAATCTTTGTTACTAGAACGCAGACTAGATGCAAACTGTCCTGCACATGCTCCTATATCTAAAATACTTGTAATATTTAAATCATTAATCCAATCATATTCCCAACGATTCATTAGCTTCTCATTCCATTGAATACAGTCTTTTTAAACTTTTCATTATCAGTATGTACACTATTTATTAGTTCAAAATCTAAGTTTAGTTGATTTAATAAAGATGCTATTGCTTGTGTATCTTTTGGCAAGCACATACCACCATAGCCTCTAAGATTAGGATTTACATCTAAATACATATCAGTTGCTTTGCCTGTCTTGATGTAGGCATTTTTAATAGTAGTGTAATCGCAATCAAGTTTGTCACATATTTCATACATCACATTAGCAAATGTAACACGCAATGCAGCATAGACATTGTTGTAATATTTTAATACTTCTGCTTCGTTGGGTGTTAAGTGTTCTGTGTGCTCAGGCAATGTTCCGTGTACTTGTACTAACTTTCGGTATACCCAAATATCGTGTGTGCCAATTGCAAGCAACTTATGATTGTTGATGAAATCTTCTGCTGCACAACGTTCACGTAAAAACTCAGGCACAAAACATATAGTAAGATTTCTATATGTGTCAATCATACGTTGTGTAAATCCTGGAACAACTGTACTACGTATTGCAATAATACCTTTGTAGTTAAGTTGTGAGAGTTCAGTAATAACTGATTCTAATATACCAGTGTTACAACTACCGTCATCTGCTTGCGGTGTAGGTACACATAAAAATGTTATTTCGGTGTCGAGCACATCTTGTATTGTTGTATCAAGTATAATATCATGAGGCACAACTGTGTGTCCTACATGTTCAAAACCTTCTTTGTTTGCTGTACCTACTGCACCTAAACCAATAATGCCTATTCTCATAATAAACTTTCTAATGTTTTTCTTAATCCAACTTCTAGCGGTGTATAATCTACAAACCCAGTAAGTGATTGTACTAGTGTTGTATCTGGGCAACGGCGTTTAGCACTACCGACTGGTCCAGGACGTACTTCTAGCTTGTCTGGATTAATGCCTAATATGTCCATGATTATTTTTGCAACTGTTGCAATAGGAGTTTCTTCATTCCTGCCAACATGCACAGTTTTGTTGTTAATATTCTCAACAAGACTGTGTGTCATTTTTACAGCGTCATCGACATAACAAAAACTTCTCGTGTCGTTGCCTTTGATGTAGTATTCGCCTGCTTTGCAACGTTCAACAAACTCATTGATAAAATGATCTATTTGTCCAGGGCCGTATACATTGAAGTAACGTATAATAAGATAATCTAGGCCGCTGTTGGCAACTAAGTTTTCGCCGAGAGCTTTTGGAACGCTATAACTCCATCTTGGATTCGTAATGTCGTTAAACATAACTGGTACTTGCTCATCAGTTGGAATAGGGTAGTAACCTTCATCTATTGCTCCATTAAATATTTCACATGTGCTTGCAAATACAAACTTAGTATTTGTATTTCTATAACGTTCAATTAAGTTTACAGTAGGAAGTGTATTGTTTATACAAACATCTGTTGGGTTTTCGTAAAACAATCGTGTGCCATTTGTTGCAGCTAAATGTACAACAACATCGCATTCTGGTGCGTTTCTAGCTACTGTGATATTACTTAGGTCATCTGCAATGCCGTTTTTCCTATCATAAGGATAAACTGCATCGTAACTATTTTTAATGTAGTTGTAATAGTGATTACCAATAAATCCTTTATGTCCTGTTACTGTTATTTTCATTTCTTTTTCTTTGTTGCTTTTGCAAAATAAACATCTCGATTTTCTTTTCGAGTACCTTTATAATGACACATGTGTTTCTTAAATCTTAAATCAAAATGGGCTTTGCCTGTATTTGGCGGACTAATATTTTGACCTACAATCTTATTTTCACTTTCGAGTTTTTCTAAACATGCATCAAATACATGACAGTCGAGCTGTGCTGGTAAGTTGTATATTTCGTCTGTGTTATAATACCATTCCCATAAGTCAAAAAACTCAGCACTGTTAGGGCTGTCTAAGTTAAAACTTAACCACCCGGTTTCTGTATATTTGTCAATACGTCCGAGATAACTTACAAACTTGTCGTCATCTAGATGACTACGTAAATAGTCTTCGCTAATGGGTGCAAGTATTTCTGTATCCGCATCAAGCCAAATCATTCTATCAGTCTTAACTTTACGACTAGCGTCAATTATACAATAGCTCTTGTAGCTAAACCTTACAGCGTCATAGTAAAATCCTTTAGTACCTTGAGGTACTATTCGACTGCTATTACGCTTTTTAAACTTTTTAAGTCCTTTAGATTCTTGTGGAAGAATATAGTTTTTCCAGTTTTCACTATCGTCAAATAAAGGCGTGTCAGTATATACTAATACATTGACATTTTTATCTAAATATTTTTCCAAACTAGTCATAAAGTATTTGGCATACACATCGTAATGTTGGTCTCCAAATGTTGTAACTATTGTTGTGGTATTACCAGCCAAAAATATAATCCTTTCGTACATTTGTTATTTCGCGAGCGCCAAATGATTTTAAATACATGCCAGCACATTCATTTGTATCAGCTTGTTGTTCGCATACAATAATAGGTTTATATTTTAATATTGTATCTATTGCACCTTGAAGAATTTCGAGTTCGTGTCTTTCACAATCAATTTTTAATAAACCAAACTTAGGTAAATCTAAATCATCCATACGCTTAATAGTAATGTTTCCAACACCAACTTTGCTAACAAAACTACCTCCAGTATTTTCACTATCGTAAATCATTTCTATTTTGTCATTTACATTACCTAAAGCATGTTTATATATTTCTACATTTAAGTTTTGTACATTACTTTCTAAACACATGTATACTTGTTCAAGAGGCTCAAATGCTATTACACGTTTAAACTTTTCTGTTAAAGGCTTTGCCCATAATCCAACATTGGCACCAACATCTACAGCAATATCAAAATCTGTGACATACTTATATGCTTCT